GCCAGAGCACCAGCCTATGAATGGCCGCCATCCTGAAACCCAGAGGCTTGGGTTAGAAGCCTCTATCTTATTTATTTCTATCTGTCCCGCTCTCATCTGAGCATCAAGCTGCGCAAGAGCTAATTCTACTTTTCTTTTATCCTCATCTGATGTAAAGAAACCACCAAATATTTTAAGTCCTGCGTTTACCAGTGTATCTATAATCATGATGTCACCTAAGCTGATTTTTATTTATCATTCTAAATCACGTAATTTGAGTCAAAGTAAGAACATAACCTTGTAAACCTGCAGGGCTTGCTGTAGCGCCAGCTGTATTGGTGTAAGTTGCACTTATTGCTATACCATAATCAAGACCCGATGTGTTGTAGTCTGCCCAAGCAGTGGTAATTGCACACTGTCCTATAGTTGGAGAGACGCTAACAGTGAACCCGTTTGATCCATCAAAAGTAGTTATTCCAGTCAAATTTTCCATCGAAATGAAGTGATCTTCGAGATTAATAGAATTCGCTGCCAATGCGGCAACTGTAACCGTTACTTCACAGGTCCATACTGCAAGAGAACTGCCAATATCATACTGAGGCGACGAAGGTGTAGCGCCTATTGACCAGCTACCCGAGGAATTGGTGCTAACCCAGCCCCTAGTAGCTAAAATAACATCTGATAGTCCTGTCGCAGGCACAGTAGGGAAAGGTGATCCTTCAATCCATGATATATCTGTAGAGAGAGGGGGGTCACCAATTAGTCCATTTGCAATTACTATCATTCCAGTAGGAGCGTCATAATGTGCTATCAGGGACTCATCACCAATCGCATCAAGTCCTGCTTGCACGGTTACAAGTGAGGTTCCATTCCAATACCCTACCAAGGTCGCTCCTGAATCACTTGCACTTGTTCCCGCTGCCAACTCTGCTTTAAGTTCAGCTGCAGTTATTCCTCCTGGATCTAAGGGTGCATCAATAATAGATCCAGCTGAATCTTTTGCCCATACTCTTGGAGCATCGCCAGGTCCTGGAGTAGATAGGACAGGTAAAACAAGATCAGCAGCTTTGGGGTATTCAGGATCTGCGGGGGTATAGGTTAGAGAAACCTCACCATAGCTTGGATATATCTGTGAGCTATCTGCTGGCGTGTTGCTAAATCTAGCGGTATAAAAGAAGTTATCCCATGCGATTAAATAGCTAGCGTCAAATCTTTGATTTAAATCCTCAGCAGTTAAGCTGTTACCTGGCGCAAAGTTTGTAGGATCTTCGATTTGTATTCTTCGGCATACTGTGACTGTGCCGCTTCCAGGATCAACAGCAAGAGTCAAGCTGAAGCTGGTATCAGAGACAATAGCAGATACAGAGTATGCTGCTGGAGCCTGAAGTGCTTGCCCATAATAAACGGCTATATCACCTACTGAAAATATCCACATGGGGATGGTGTAAGTAACAGAGCCATCAGCTGTGAATTGATAAACGGTTTGAGTTGCTGGACTTGGCATTGGTCTCTCCTAATGGTGAATGATGGGTTCTTGGCCCGTGTATTTGTGGTATTTGTGCATCTGTCGCTCATAGGTCCCAGGGTAAAAATGGTTTATAACCCCTTTGCCTAGCGAGTAGTTAAGAAATAACTGTGCGTTTGGAAGAGATGCGAAAGGTAAGTTCCTTTTAGCCAGTTCAGCTGTGATTAGTCCTGCACTTTTTTTGTGATGCTTGTGACTAAATAATCTATCTCCTAACTCATAGAAGTATGTGGCTACTGAGCCAACATCTGATGCAACGGGACCTAAGGCCTCAGAAATAGCATTGTATGGGTGCTCCACAATAGCTCCTACCATATCACCGTAAAGACCTGCTGGTCCCTCCATAGCTCTTAACCAGGTTTCCCATGCGTGCGGGCCAGTTAATGGAGGCGGGGACTGGTTTTTAAGAAAGGCCTTAATTGATTCACTGGCATATCCTGCAATCATTGTGCCCGTGTAGAGGTATGTAAAGTTTTTAATAATATTTGCTGATCTTGCAAAACCTTGTCCCGGTGCCTGTCTTAATACCCGTCCGAGCACGTTTTTTACATAATTTATAGGATAGGATTTATATTGCAAGAGCAGCTCTATTATATAATTTGCTGGTGTAGAAATAGATCGCCTTTTAGCTGCGTTAGCAAGTGATGTAAGATCCATTCCAGGCACAGCCTCATCATAGCTTGCATGCAAATATGTCAATAGATTGTTGAAATGTTCAGACTTTGACAGACCAGATGACTTTTCTTCGGCCGGTGTTATATTTAATAAAGACTCAGGCGTTAGAAACTTCTTCGATCCTGGCCAGAATAGGTTTTTAACAGCGTGTTGCTCTGAATTTCTCCAGACATCCCAAACCTCGGGAGTTATTCCATTTAAATGAAAGTCATTTGAGAGCGCAGGAGGTAGTTTATCAAAACTTCTCCCCGCATTAAGAGCCAACCAATGGGATGTTGCTGTTACACAAGTCTCACGCATTACATCATCATGTGTTGCCAGGCGGTTCCACTTAAACATGGTCTGGTCAAGCTTGGTCATCTGACCGCTAAACGTGCTCGGGTCAACACCCATTCTGTTGGATGCTCCCTGCATATGATCAAACCCAATTCCAACCGCCCTGAGTAAATTCTTATGATCAGCTGATCTTAAGTTGGGTAGTATCTTTTCTTGAGCGTAAGGTAAAAATGCTACAGGGTCTTTCCACATGAACCTCATCGAGAGATGCAAGTTTTTCATTAATGGCATTCCCTTTGTTCCTAGGGAGGCCATTATATTGATAGGATCGTTGATAGAGGAAATCACTACTTTTCCTAGTCTCTTAATATTTTCGAATGACTTTAAATTTTGTATGACCCTTGCAGTGGTGTTGATATCCCCTGCTTTATATCCTCCAGTCAGATACTTAAAACTTGTGTCAAGAGGATCAAGATGTTGCTCAAGCTTGGGATCAGATTTGTTTGTCTCAATTATATGATTTCTTATCATTTCCCATCCGTCCTCGGCATCGGGTCCGTATGTGTTTGCTGTTTCTATAATTTTGGCTGTTCTGTGCATGTCATTTTTTAGCTCATTAAGAAAATTTCCAGAACCATACTTTTCAATATAATCCAATCTTGTCACCCCACTCTTCCAGAAGTAGGATCTCTTGCCGCCCCTGGCGTATTTGGCAAAGGTTGGTCTACCGCCAGATGGTCTTTCATCCCTTGGCCTGATCTGATTAGAAGTGGTAAAGTTATCAAAGTCTTCTCTCAATGCGTCGTCAATTTCTTTTTCATCTGTATGATCTACATCTTGTAATGATAGATTAAAATCTAATCCAGATTTCATGGTATTCTTCCACTCTTGAAACGCATATTCTTTTCTTAATTCATTCCACTTAGACGTTCCTAATTCCTTCCTGAGCTCTTCTGCTCGCAGGGTATTGCGAGCATCAAAAATAGTACTAATAGGATGCTTAATACCTTTGGCGGCGCGCTGAGGACTCAGGACTGTTTTAAACTCTTTCCCTTCTTCGATGGCTTTATCTACCATGTGCTTATTGAAGTCTCGTGTAAACTTCCCAATCCCACCAGGGTTTAGTAATTTTATAGGGTTGTGTATAGGTCTGGAGACTCGTCCAGCCAATCTTTGCACGTAAATACCCGCTTCATGCAGAGCCTTTAAAAGAGTATCATTATGTTTAGTGATTACTTTAGCCATCTTGCCAGCCAAATTGTCCTCATAAATCTCTGACTGGGCCTGGTTAATTACATCTGTTGTGAATTCACGCTTTTTTTGGTTTGTTTTTCCAAAGCCAATCGGGTCATAGTCAAGCAATCCTGACCCGCCGTTTTTATCGAATTCAGTGTATAAACCTATAGGACCGTTAGCAAGCTTTCTATAACCTCCAGCCATGCGATTAGTAAAACCACCGAGCGCTTTTGTCCCTTTGCCAGAATATCCTCTACCAGTAACAATTATTTGAGTTGCTTTTTTGATCTCGTTCTTATTAGCTTTAATTGTGTTTATTTTGTCAGCTGCATTTAAGAGTGTTTTAAGGGCGGCTCTTTTTCTGAAAGCTAATTGTTCCTTCCTTCCTTCAAGATACATTTTACCTGCTTGATTTAAGTGATCCGCCCAGGATTTTTTAGGATCTTTTAGTTGTAAATTTTTACCCAACTCGTAAATTTTCTTATTAACAAGCATGATATTTTTCATCCCTTCGTCGGACCCACTGATTCCCTCAAACTCTAACGCTTCGCGTACCTCTGCTGATGCTTCCACGGCTATCCAGTTACTAACCTCTTTTCGACACTTAGTATCTATTACCTTTACAGCTGCTCGTCTTCGTGCAATTTCACCTTCTAAATCTACTGTAACCATTATGGAGATACTCCTGCTAAGCAAGCTACTACTTTGTTAATTAATCCCTGCACGCCTTTGTCGTTCTTTTCAATTTTTTCAATATCTTGTAAATGTTTTAGATTTTCCTCTGTGATAGGCCCCGTTGGATTATCTTTGCTCTTTAAGTTTTTTTTAATACTATTCTTAATTTCATCATCAGTTATAGGCTCACCATACGGCTGCTTCTCTTTTTCTGCCTGCTCCGGAGTTTGGGTTTGGTTATCTTTGTAAAAACTATTGGGTTCTACTTTCGTGGGCGTTTCATCATACTTAGGACCATTCCTTATGGTCCTTTCATCCTTGGCTCGCGCAAGATCCATCGTTTGGTCTTGAAGCTTGCTCTCAATATCTGCTAGATCTTTTAAATGTTTTGATATCGGATTTCTGAGAAATATATGCTTCCTTTCTTTAGCTGGAGTAGTGATTAATTTTTTAAGAGCCTTACTTCTCTCTTTTATTATTCTCTCTTGATTAGGCGAACTGAATTTATCATGTTTATCTAACTCTTCACTTTCAAACTCTGGAGAGTGTAATTTTGTAGCCATTACTTGTTCATCTGCGGTAGCGTTTTCTTTTGGCTTGCCAAACATTCTGGTTACAGTAGCCGCTGGCTCAGCAGTATATGCATTTCTTTGAAGGCTCTTTTGTAGTTTGTTTAGCTTTGGGCTTTCCTTTAGATTTTGAATTTCCTTTAATGCTCTCAGACCATTGAGGAGAGATACAATAGGCACCGTCTTCTTTGCTTCACTAAGATCTTTGGTACCTATCTCTGAAATTTTATCTGCTATATTTTCAGCGTCCTCATGAAGCGACTGAATGTTTTGTTGACGATCAAGTATTTCTACTTCGTCGAGCTCAGCAGGAGAGAGTGTTTTCTCTTTTTGCTCCTCTGTAAGTGAGTCATATATGGCATTCTCGTTTTCTCTTTCCTCTATTGATTCATTCAGTGATCTTGCGTTATTCTGTGTGGGTGTGCCACTAGATTCAACTCCCGTGGTCACGGCTTGGTTGTTAAGAGAATTAATTGATGCCTCCTCACTCAAGATAGGCTTTTTACTTGTCAGTTTATCTTGTAAGTAGGAGCCACCCTTTTTAAATGCAAAAGAAGCTTTTTTTAAGTAAGGATTAATTATTGGCTTTGCCACACGGCCAATTTCAGAAAACACAGGATCTAAAGCTGCCCCGGCAATAGTCCAATTCATAATGTTAGCAAAGTACTGCGGGGCCGTAACGTGCTGGCCATCAAAGTCACTAACCGCAGTTCCAACTGTGCTGGAGGCAGTCCCACCCAGCAATCCTATAGCGGTTCCCTTAAGTGCATTTTTAACCACTCTTGCCTTTAGTGTGTCTTCGCCAAGAGAAGGAACGGCATCTCCAAGTGCTGTAAAAACGCTCTTCGATCCTATGTCTACCAGCTTTGCGCCTTCACCTGCAATTTTTAATGTGGGTATGTCTGTAAAGAAAGACGCGACACCTGGAAGTATATTATATAGTAAATGTGATCCTAACACACTCTGCTGATCTTTGGGGACGTATGATTGTATTAATTCATTTCTGTACTTATTCAACTTAAGAGTATGATTATAATCATTTAGGTCAGCCTCAGGATTTCTCCCTTGAACATCCGCTATCGCATCGATTGAAAGTTTGTTTGCCGCTCGCCACGCACCTCCTAGAATATCTGAAAAGTCGTCAAAGTCTGCTCTGTATCCAGCAGTTAGCCCTTCTGTTGTGGTAGGATAGAGTCCTTTTCCTTCTTTTATGTCCTGGACGCTATCTACGGGGCCATCTGCTCCAACCGGGGTTGGTACATCATAGGAGGCAGTCGGTCCGGTGCTCCACGGAAATGGATCATTTTTTTTATCATCTTGCTGATTATCTGGGATCGGCTCTTTCATTTATCTTTGATCCCATGGTTATAATTAAAAAAACCTTCAGGAGGATCCTGAGTAAAGCCCACATAATTTAAAATTAAAAGATCTCCATTTGGCTGGCGAGATTTTTTCCCATCCGAACCAAAGTGCTGCGCTCCGCTTCCGTCTGGCGTTGTTTGCCAAGATCCGTTTATGAAAATAGATTTTGCTTTGTCCCTGGATAAATAAATTGAATTTAGCTTTTTTAAATCAGGGTTTTTAGATGGAAGCAGTGCAAACTTATCAGGATTATTTTGTACAAATGTCATACCAGCTTGCAATGTAGGTGCATGTAATGGTAGGTTTTTACTGCCACCCTCGCCGTTTGGTATGACAGTTGAATGTGGAATCAAAGGCCCTCCTCCACCGGCATTCTGGTACAGAGACTGCAATACAAAGGTACTTGCTGAGGTGACATACCCCTTTAATTCAGCGGTAGAGCTGGCGCCTTTACTCTTATAAGCTTTATCAGCCGCTACCTGAGCAATTGTCGTCCGTAAGGCGCTTAAGTATTTTCTCTGCTCGGGTCCTGGCATGGCGCCAATTGTGCTTGCCACATGTTGATATGTGGGATCGAGCGATATGAGATTTCCAAAGTCCGAGAATGAGCAAGCATGTCCATCTGTTTTACCTAAAAATCCTCCATCTATTTTACCCACTCTTGAAAAAAAATCTGGATTTCTTCTGGCTTCATCAGCTGCATCCGTAATTTCTTTGACGTTCCCTGGTGCATTAGTATTAAGAGATGCGGCTAGCTGTATGACTGGAGCATAGCCCAGGCCTCCTGGCTTGATAAGAGATCTAAGCCCGTACTTCCATTTGGCACCAAATGCTAGTCTCATCTTTGCAAGCTGATTTATTTCAGATTCTGATCCGTTAGTATCTCTTTCTCCAACAAGATTTAAAACAGAGGTCTTGGCTGATGCATTATTCATGAGCCTAACCTGGCTATCTTTCAATCCCAGATGAGTTTTTTGTGTGGCCACTGAATGATCCCACCACTGATTAAGTATTTTACTTTCATCGGGACCAGGTGTAGAAGTTAGGAGACTTTCAGGATGCTGAGCGCGCTGTGTAGCTGCTTGCTGCAATACTGTACTAGCCTCTTGAGACAGGACCAAGGGGCGAACGCCATTTACAATATGTGTAAAGGCTTCGCTCGATCCTGGCATCAAGCGAACCTGGTTGGCTGGATCGTTCTTTATTTGCTGATAGTATGTAGCTAATCTTGTTGACACCGGGCCTGCTATTCTCCTGGAGGTTCCTTTATCATATCCATCAAAAACTACATTCTTGCCTGATTTAAGATCACTAACCATAGCTTGGATTTCATGTGCTGGCATGCTCTCCAATTGCTCGGCCACAGAGTTCTGTGCGATAGCATCTTCAACTTTTATTCTATATTCTGGATGCAAAGCTTCTTGATTGGCCTCAAAATCTGAATTTCTTGCCCCTCCATGATTCAAAGCAGATAGATAATCTTTTGCAGCAAATGCATTTGAGGCCGCCGATATTTTATATTGATTCTTTACGTATCTAAACTGTGTTGAAAGATTGCGGCGTATTGAGTTTAGGCCTTGGGGGGAATATATGCTTGAAGCCGTTCTATTGTCATCTTTGTTTGTTGTGACACGCTCCTGATCAATTCCGAGCGAAATGTATTTATTAATAGAGTTTTCTATTGCCGGCCTTTGTGCGGGATTGGCAAATTTATAATTGGCGGATAACTTACCTAACGTTCCAGACATCTTTGCAAATAACAATGACTTATTTGTGTTCCTCACATTATTTAATACGCTAGCTTCACTGACACCTCTTAGATGGCCGTTTTGTATAGCTGAGTTATGCGCTTCTAAAGCTAATGCATAGGATGATTTTATACCTTCTTCGTTACCATTATATGCAGCGGTGTACATTACGTTAGAAGCATTGTTTTCATTTGACATTGTGGTGTCAACGGCAAGTGCTGCTGTTTGCCCAGCTTGCCAGTTGGCCTGCTTATCCGCAATCCTCATGCCATAACCTGTCACTACATTACGGGCTAACGATTCATATTCGCCCTTATACTCTTCAGGTACCTGATCGCCCAGAGTTTTAAGATACGAATTGGTTAAGTTTCCAAATTGAGCCAGGTTGCCTGTTTTTGAATCTGTAGATACTGGCTGATTCATAATCTTAAGGTAAATGCTGTTTAGAGAATTTTGCATCTGTGAAACGAAAATGCTCTTTGCAACAGGAGCACCAGCTTGATTGTAAGCACGCCCTGCCTCTGTTAGGTTTAATGCTGGTTTAAATGCAGCCCCTTCCTTATCTGCATCCTGCTGCCCTTTCTTTGCATAAATTTGATCGGCTGCTTTTTGAGTAATTCCCCATCCTTCTTGTGCAATCTGACTAAATATTTTAGCCTTATTCTCAGCAGCCTGTGCCTGTGACATGTCAGCTGTTGGCACCTGAATTTGTGAGTTCTCTTGATACGTGGGTATCGTTGCCATGATTTACTCCCTTATCCCTGGTTTTGCCATTGATTTTCATGTCGGTCCCACCAATTGGTTGCGGATGCTCCCTGGCTCCATGTTTTATTTACATCTTGCGCAGCACCTGATGCAGTTGAACCGGCTGTCTTTGCAGCGCTAGAACCTAGCCCTCCCGCTCCAATCAACGCAATATTTGCCACATTACCAATAGCACCAAAGAAGTCGCCCCAATGCTGTGATGAAAGATTCTGTCTTGCAGCGGATATCTTAGAATTTATATCGTCCTCTTGAATTTGCAGATTAAGGTTTCCTATTTTACTGGCGTCTGCAAAATTAGAATAGGCTGCTTGGGACAGGGAATTGAATGTTCCAGAGGAGAGGGACATGCCAGATGCGACAGCAGCGACTCTTTGTTGAGATTGAATCATCTCTAACTTATCATCACGCTGTATTTGTTGCTGGGATGCGGCTGCCTTTGCACGTTCTTGTTGCTGGCGAAGCGCTTCTTCTTGCTTTTCTTCGGCCTCTGACTGCTCCACACTAGAATATATTTCTGTTCCAACGCTGGCCGCGCCTATTACTCCGAATACGACTGCTGAGATTCCCATCTAGTTCTCCTACGCTGTAAGTTCAACAGACAGTCCCAAAATAGTAATGGGCAAAGGCTGTATTGTTTTTATGAGTGCTTGTGCTGAACGACTCCATCCACCATATGTGGTTGGGACCGCAAATATTCCGTCTTTAGGCTGTACTGGAGCGTCTAAAATGATTCCTCCACCTGATGGGGTATCTAAATTTTCCATTGTCACGTCGACGTTATTTACCTGGAATGGGTAGCTATCTATATATTGGACATAAATTTTGTTGATTGTTTTCTTGAGGTAAAGTGTATCTCCAGTTTGAGCCATCACGTGAGCCGGCAAAGTTTCAAGTTCTGCGTCAAATCCAAGGCCAAACCAATAATCTCCAATCTCAGGCGCATCAAATGTAACTTGATTAGTTGCATTGGCTCTGAATGCTCCTATAAATGTACCCGTCGGATTCTGAGGATCTGTACCAATATCTTTTACTATTTGAACCAGTCTGTCTTTAAACTGATCACCTAGCGTGATAGTGGTATTTCCTGTTGCGGCAATATTATGCATCTCTGCACAGTCCATTGATACGTTCCAGCTTAATTCTTCTACAAAGAAACCATCATCTTCTGCTCTCTCTGTAATAAAATAAACTCTTTCCTCAACTGCGCAGACATTTTTCCACTTATCGGTATAAGGTGGATAAGATACCGGGTCCGTTTCTACATAGGTTGTTGTCTTTGTAAAGGCAGTGACACCTTGCTCTTGTAGAGTTTGGTATGCTATTAAGTCGCCCTCTTCTTGGCAAATTAGCAATAAATTGGTGTCATAAGCCGTGTTATGAGTATAGCTTGTCATTTCAGCAGGATGTTGTATTAAGTGTTCGCTGGTTACAGATGCGTCTTCCGATGAATAGGATTGTGTCTGTAATCCATAAATAAATGCCATGAGTGCCCTACCACCTCTCTTCACAAAAATTGTGGCAGTGTCAATAATCACTGGTGTGGTCGCCACAGATCCTTTGCTTGTTTGTACTCGTATTGCTACGTTGGTAGGGGATATCCCGTCATTTCCCCATACAGGTGAGGCCTGCTCATTTGATTCTGTAAAAACCTGAAGTGACCTGGCTGATACCAAGTTTTGGATTTTATTTGATCCACTACCAGAACCCATTGTAAAACTAATAGCGTCTGAGGCCAAACCTGATCCCATGTTAAAGTCGGTAAAATCTCCCACTACACTCATGTATAAGGTTTGAGGAGTTCCCACACCACCTCCTAAGCACAGCCTGTCTTCATATATTGCCACTGTGGCAGGATAAAACTTTACTGTATTATATGCAGTCTGGCTTACAAAGCACTGAGTACCCACATTGATCAATTGACCAAATTCTTGTGATATTCTTACTCTAACATGAGCTGGTGGTCCAGCAACAAATTCAACAATTTGACCTTTTCCTAAGTCAGGAAATAGAGGGTTCCCTAAAGCTTCAAAATATCCTCCAACAAAATCCGCTGTAAACGCAAATGATCCTCCTGAAACGTGTAGTGTAGGACAAAGAGAATCAGATACCGAGCCTAGCGTGACTATCTTTGCAGATAATGTAAATACTTGGCTAGTATAATTTGTAAGATACTGGTAAGTTGGCGGGTTTTTAAAGACTAATGCAGCTAGAGTAACGGCCCCGGCTCCGTCTGCTGTAAAGACTTGAACGGGTGCGGTCTCATTAACCATTATAAATTCATTTTGAAACTGAGCGCCTTTTAGCCCCTTGGCTAAAACAGATGCAGCGGTAAATGGATTGGTTAGTGTAGTAATCACAGCTGTCGGCGCAGTCACATTGGCAACTACAATGCCACCAGCTCCAGAAACATTAGACACAATAATAAGATAGTTGAATTCACCTGCTATCCAGCTAAAGGTTTGAAAGCCTGTTGCTGCGGCAGGAATTGCAGCTGTGATCACTTCATCCACCTTTGACCCGAATCTGCTTCTTGCACCACCTCCAGGAAGAACAACAAAGTTATTAATCTTAGCTGCTGACTTGTTATACAGATTTAAATCTGACCTAGCAAATAAAGACTTAGATAACTCTCCGTGCGTAAAATCATGATTTGATACTAAATATCCCATTATTCTCCCCCTGGTATCCAGTGACTGTTCCATACAGGGTTGCTAATGAGCGTTGGATTTGGCTGAGCTGTATAATCTCTGTTTTGTGCAATCACTCTTTGCTGGCTCGCCTTCTGCTGCCAGTAGGTTGCAATGTTGGGATTCTCGGTCACCAATAAGGCGCATTCAGACGCTAACGCATAGCTCAGGAGTAAATTAAAATAACCTGGGAACTCAGCTTCTGAGACAGTTCCAATGTAGCCCCACTTCCAAGGAGGACTTACATTAGCCCATATATACTTACCATATACGATATTGTAATTCCCGTAAGGATAAGTATTCCATGCTTGAATATAATCTGCTGGTAAATGGTAGCTGTAGTTCCACCTGGGATTTAGTGGTTCGGTAGGATCTTCGACAAGCTGCTCCCATCTCAAGGCAAAATGCCAGGGATGTCCAGCCATTATGTCTGGTAGAATTAAATCATAAATGCTTGACATTGCCTGCAAAACAGTGTTCTGAAGATTGAGCGTTGCCACAGGATTGTTACCGAGGAAAGTTAAAGCGTTGTTTATAATCTGTAGCTTTGTGGCCATAACATTTTCCTTTTATTTACAGACAACCTGACGACTCTGGGGGGATGAGCCGACAGGTTGAATTACGCAAGCAAAAAACTATCCCTAAGGATGATCTCTCAAAACAACAATTGAAACTTCATCAGTAGGAAGTGCTGCTGCAGCGTAATGCAATGTTACAGTCCCTGCAGTACAAACAGCTCCAACTATGGGCTGTGAAAAGCCGGCAGTCATAATTGCATCTGCGTTGTCGGTAGCTAAAACACCTGTAATAGTGAAAGCTTGAGAGGTTGTTGCGGTACATGCTAAATTCTCTCTTGCAATAGCTATATATGCTACGATATCAGTACCCAGTTTAGGCGCAGTCACAGCACCATCAGCGATATCAGCTGTGTCAACAGAACCTGGTGGTAATGTTTCAGTGATTTCAGCCAATGTAACTGTAGAGCTAGTTGCAGCTGTTACCATTGCTAAAGTTAAGGTTGCGTCTGATGCAGTAAACTGAATCATCGAACCTATAGTTAATTGCTCGTAGACTGCCAAAAAGAAGTCTGCGGCTAAGGTAGCAGCTTTAGTGTCTGCAGTACTGCCATATTTAAAATCAACAGGTACTTGCTCACCTTCATAACCATATGCAGCTGAGCGAACCCAGTTTAAAGTATTAAAAGCCATTGTATATATCTCCTATTATAGTTATGGATTAAGATTCATCGCATTGAATTTCGATCACACCTTTAGGTAGCAATACACTTGCCCCTAAACGCATGCGAGAAATTGTCAACCAAGATTGGATATTTGGATTCCAATCGGTCTCAACAGTAGGTGTCATTGAATAAGCACGACCTAATGCATCCATCTGCCATGCGAAACAAGAACGTATATTACCGACTTTAGGAATACCGCCTTCCTGTCTTTCGCCGATAGTGACGATTTTAAAACCGAGGAATGTATCAATCTTGCCGTTAACCAATGTACGATTCATGTTATATAAAACGTTAGTTGGCTCGTCTTCGCCCAATAAGGCAGAAAGCTGGCTGGGATTTATGATTAATACTCTATCATCAGGGTCCACATTTTGCTCATCCATCTGAGTAGCAGCTTGGCGTAGCTTAGCTACAGTCATGTTGACACCACCATCAGCAATGATATTAGCAGCTGGCAAAGTTGCAGCGGCTAATGCATTGATCAATGTTTGATCTTCTCTCCTTCCAGCGCTTTTCGCATGTACCTTTCCAAGCTGACCTAATACGTTTACCTGAAGCTCAGCCTGTTGATATACGTCAACGGGAATATTGAGCACCCAGTTATCATAGGTCGTTAGGACCTGTTCGTATCCCGGATCTGATACTGGAACTTGACTTTGAAACGCACCACGTGCTTGCATGGCTGCTTCACCCTGTATAGGCCACTGAAAACTCGCACCCACACAATTATAAACAGACAAAGAAGTGTCCCCTAGGTACGCAGCTCCTTGATAAACATTAGAAAATGTATCACGGAACATTTCAATTGCAACATTACTTAAACTTGCTGGCATTGATATTCTCCAAAAATTAAAAAGTTAAAAAAAATTAATTAGTCATCTTTAATCTTTGGAGGTGCGAGAGCTTGTCTCCGATTAAACGCTGACCTCAATGAGTTGAGGTTGTGCACAAGGCGTCCATCAATCTTAAGGTTATATTAAAAGAGGTCATAAAGCAATCAATTTTCACCACTAATTGTTGAGTTGTACAATTGTTTAATTAACTATTTGTTTAATTGTTTAATTGTTGGTAGGATTAGTTTTAACATTTGGGGGAGTAAAAATGTCAGACAAAATTGAATGGCCAGATTTGAACAAATTCGAGGCAATGTTTCCGACTTTGAAAGGAAAATTAAAACCAATAAGTATATCTAAAGAGCTTGAGTCTGAGTTAAGGGATAAAAGCAAGGATTTGCTTGTTAATGGACCTAAAGGACAAGGGGTTCAAAATTATAATAAGCTTCCTAAACCAACGGTGGGGAAATGAGTATTATCAAAATGGTTCCCGTTAAAATGGAAAAGACCGAATTCCTCCATCTACTTATAGAAAACGAATTTAGCATTGAGGCTTCAATGGCTATCTGGAAGCATTATATTGAGATGAAATCAGAGTTTATATTTAATATGGATCTAATCTTACTTCAATGGTACGAATTCATTTCGATTAAAGAGGCAATTCTGTATGTCTTGACGAGGTGGTTTCCAAATAAAGAGGTAAAACTTGAATCTTTTGAGGACATTAATTCAGAGTCCTTTAAAAAGAATAATGATATACATGCAGTCAAGGTGGGGGCTGACAAACCACGTGTTCTGATTTACTTTGGAACAAATTCAGTAAAAGTTCGTCATCATGGACAAGGTGCTTACTAAAGGAGGAAAATTTTGATAATAAGCTTTTTAAACCAGAAGGGTGGCTGTGGGAAAACAACGCTTGCCCTTAATTTTGCATCCTACGTTGCGCGGGTACTTGAAAGATCACCGTTTGACGAGGTCGTTTTGATTGAGACTGACAGGCAAGAGTCCCTTTCTTACTGGCATAACACTCGCCTAGACTCAGGAAAAGAATGCCTACAGATTCTATCGCTTCAGAGGGTTAATGCCCTCAGGAGCTTTAAACCATCCAAGAAAAAGCTGTATGTTCTTGATGGTGGTGGTATTGCAGATGATCTTTGCAGAGCCAGTATCAAACTGAGTGATTTGGTGGTTATCCCTATCAAAGCGTCGCCAATGGATATTTGGAGCATGGCGCCGATAACCACCTGGATTAAGGAACGTCAAGAGTTTACTGACGGGTCACCTAAATCATGCTATGCCCTTTCTATGACGCATCTAGGATCAAAGCTTGGCAAGGGGACTGTCGGAGAATTTGATGGGACTGATCTCGATTTAATACCTGGTTCAATTAAGGATAGAGTTATATATAAGAGCAGTGCCATGCAAGGGCTATCGGTTTTTGATGTGACAAAAGATTACACATCCAATGAGCTTTTGGCCAGACAGATTGCGGAGAATGAAATAAATTATTTGGCAACTAATATCCTTTCAAGAGTTGAAGTTGCTATACCGGACCCTATAGGAATTGGAGGAACATGCTGTGACTAATATGATGCAAAGACCCGAGAAGATAAAAAAGGAAAAGAAATCAGCCATGGAGGACACAGAACTGAAGGTGGTTGTTAATCTCAGTGTAACCACTGACTTTAAAAAGATCCTTAAGACGTTTGCTGCTGACCAAGAGATGACCATGTCTGCACTGATTGTTAAGGTGTTGAACGAGTACATGAACAATTGTTTAAATGCTGAATTAAACAATTAAACATTTAAACATAATTAAAGGAGAAATATAGATGAGCTGGCATGATCCAATTATATTTGCATTAGGATTCGCTAAATGTAAAAAAGACTTATATAAAGTAATTCGTGAAAAAGAACAACTTTCTAAGTTGTACCTGGACACTAAGCTGGAGCTAGATCGTGTAATGTGGAACCTATCTCAGGAAAATAAGAGAAAGAGCAAGGAGGGATAGGGATGAGTAAAGATATTTGGATTATTCCTAGTGATGGGGAGATTCGACCCAATCGTTTAAGAATCGAGCCAGGTGAAATTATACCTGGCGGTCGTGGAAAACCAGTTAAGATTAACATCCCGGATGGCAAGGAGGATAAAAATGATAACCACACTACTTAAAATCGGATCAGTCATTTGCATCACAGAAGGTATCATACTTAGTACCTTCTTGACTGGGTTCGCTGTATATGTTTTATACTCATTCTGGGAGTCTTGGCTGGCCGGCTCTTCAAACGGAATTGATAGTGAAACAGCCAACCACTCCCCTACCCTATCGAAAAATACCACTAAACAGCCCCCCGAGCAAATTTAATACCACTTTTTCGGAGAGGGGAGGGCGGTTATCGGTTCAACTTGAAGTCACCCGGATACATTTCTGTATATTTAGCAATCAATGCTTTTTCAGCCTGGTCGCGTCCTGGTCCGCCCATCTTCTGCATTTTTGCCAATTGCTCACGCAAACCTGACTTAGTTTCGTAAGTAGGATCGCCGGGTGACTTGGGTACAGATGAGGCCTTGGTCGAGCTGACTAGGGTCATAAAATCTTTTAGGCCCTGAGCTGTGGTGATCCCATCCAATATGTCATTCATGCCATCTTCTGTCATTCCAGGCAAGCTGGATGCTCTTGAGACTGACTCATAGAATGCCTGCTGGTTGTGTTCACCGAAGGCCGCCATCTCTGTGTCATGTGCTTCATTAACCCCATTAACGATTTCTTCTGAGTAAGTCTCGTTCATCGCGTGAATATTTGTGTGATACATGTCCAGTATCTGAGTGAAGGCGTCCTGATTTATGTTTGCCTTGCGTGCATACTCTGAGAAATCCTTTAGAGCCGGATCGTCGGAGTTTAGAGAGTAGCTTTCGTCTGTCATTGAATCAGGTAAGGCATACTCGTAATCGCCCTCTGGTGCGCCTGTAAATCCGCCTAATGCCTTGTTGTGATGAGACTGAAGCTTGGTGTATCCCTCGGCTTGCTCAGCAATTGACTTGAACGTGCCCTCGTTGTACCAATCCGGTTTGTTTCCCTCACCGGCCACGCCATCCGCCCAGTACCATTTACCATCGGTTTCTGGTGCATCTGATGGCTGTGAGGAACCATTCTGTGCATCTCCTTGTTCTGGCATGGTAAATGTTTTCTGTGGCTCTGTGCTCTCAACTGGCGCTGATTCGGTGGGTGCCTGTTCTTGAGCTGGCTCTGCGGCTACTGGCGTGGACTGCATCATTACTTCTGACATTAAATACCCCCTATTGGTTTTTATGTTCGTGTATCATACTTAAAAGCATTCTTATCATATCGTTCTGACCTTCGATGTATGATAGCGTGTTGGCCTCTTGGATTCCGACTTTGACAAACAAACGTAGCTTAAGGTTATCCATGAGCTCCTTGCCTAGCTTGTTTTCTTCAAGTGCCTTGTAAGCACAGAATCCGATGCGTGATTTGACGCTGTCGGTCTCTTTCTTCATCTTGATTGCATTGTCAATTTCATTATCAATTGGACTTTTTATTTCTTCCATCTTATTTCCCCCCGGTTATTGTTGTGGTGCGTTTAATGTTTGCGGTGCCGCTTGACCCTGTGGCATCGGCGGCTGAGCTGGCGCGCCCTGCTGCTGCTGTGCAGCTTGTGCTTGCGCTGCGCCTTGTAGAAACTTCTGCTTCGAAAGTGCGTCACGGACAAAGTCCACGTTAACGCCTAGCTTATCGCAGACGACTGATCCAACTTCTGTGACGTCCATACTGAGTAATACGCCGTACTCTCCGTACTGTGGGCCAAGAATCTGGTTGATCATCTGGCTGGCCTCGATTGCTTTTTGAACTTCAATTCGGCCCTGTAGGTCTTTGATTGGAGCGTTGTAATCCACGTCCATTATTTTACCGTCTGGTTTGATCTTAGGTACAAGACCAAGAGCGCCCAGGATATGCCAAGTGATGTTAAACATCGGTGCTGAGATTTCTTGCTCATAACGTCCTGCTTGAGCCTGGTTGCTTCGCATCCATTCTTCCTGCCGAGCGCTAATCTCTGTGGCTGTCTTGTTTCCCTGGTCAGCCGGGACGATTGGGTTAACATTCAATGCGCCGTTGACGCCTTCTACTAATTCTTGTCTTGTCAGCTGGGCATAGTTTGGTTGTCCCTGAATCACAAGCTGCTGTACAGGTGGGTTGGAAATCCCATTGGGCATGACGGGGATGATACAGCCAGGGTCTATGCGCGCCGTATATGGATTTATTTCTGATCCACTGGCTACCAAGAAGATTGGGTTAGCGTTGTAGCTCGCCGCACGTAAATCGTTTTCAGCTAGCTTGTTTAAGGCTTGGATAAATGGCAGTACGTCAATGACAGGGCCGCGGCCGTAGACTTCGTCAGCGTCTAAGTTCCAGCGGAACACAAGCCATGGCGACCATGACATGTACTCTTGGAGCAGGAATTTGTCTGATCCTTTCTGCATCACAAAGTAGCACCACTTGTCTTCGCCTTCAGCGTCTGGCTCGTAGATTGTGCCCTCTATGATTTCTACTTTACGCTGTGGATCTTCTGGCATGGCCCTCTCAAGCTCTGGTGTAAGCTCAGCTCGTGGCCATGTGCCTTGAATCGCTTCTAATGGCACCTTAAAATATCTGTAAACGTTCTGTACGCTTTGATGCGCCCCAGCTTCTAAACACACTTGGTCTAGTGGTACGCTTGTAAAGACGAATGGATTGTCAATTGTGCCCTCAGTGATTAGCATCACGCCTGTACTGATTCCCATTTCCATAAGACTTTGATATAAAGCTTGCTGGAAATTAGAGCGGTCTAGCATGTCAAAGTATAAGTCTTCCCATTTTTGGCAGTCTTGTTCTGCCTGGTGCGGTGACTCGTTAGCTTTGCCAGATGTTATGGCCTTCCCTGGTGAGAGCTTAAGCCAGTGCTGTCCAGCTGGCATCATCAACTGCTGTAAGTTGGATGCAAACTTTCGCAGACCTATAGTGGCTGTTGAATCGTATTGCCATTCAGTGCGGCTTTGTCCCGGAGTGTACTTGATGTGATTGAACTGATTCCGGTTGGGCATCGTAAAATCATAGGCACGCTGGAGTATTGTGCCCCACATGTATTTGTGGCTCATAGCGTTTGTGTAACGCTCGTTGATCATCGCCGCTTTGGTCTTCATGGCTTAGCCTCCAAGCGTTTGATTACTTCCGCCTGATGCTGGGCTTACTCCACCACCTCCGCCGCGCTGGCGATTGAGCTGGTCAAGTTGGTTTTGTTGCAGTTGCCTATTCTTGCGCTTTGCTTCTTTGTCTATCTCCAATTCTTTAGTTTCTTCTTGCTGCGTATAAAAGTCTGGCCCCGGGTCACTTGATCCCATTTTTATTCTCCTTTAAATTAATACACTATCTTCTCTACTGCACAGGTGTCGATATAACTGGAAGGGTGTAAACACTCTTCTCGGAGCGATTCCAAGCACCGCTTTAGTTAGACTCACACAGTTTTGTGGGTTGAGCTGCAAAGGGAAATAGTGAAGTGATTTTCCTTTTGGGGTAATCTCACATTTCACCGTTTTCAATTTGCCCCGCCTAAGAATCTTTAACAGACTCTCGGCTGTGTGGTCTTTTTTCATGTAGCTTATGTCAGCTACGTTAGCCCTACTGTCTGCAAAGATGACTCCTTTGGGCGTATCCCAAAACACAAAGCAGTGGCTAAATCTTTCATTAAGGCAAGCGTGTATCCAGAACAACTTACCCACGGCTACCCGAGGGACAAAGCAGACATATGCTGTTCTTTTGTTCTGTTTGGTTTCTGCCGTAAAGTCTTTGAAGGAGCAAAGCGATCTAACTGAATTACAAAAATCTTTAATTGCTCCCCACATTCCTCTAACCTTCCCTCTAGTTCTCGCGCATCTGCGCAGACAATTAATTCTGCTCTTTGCTTACAACCGTCTGCTTTTGCTGTCAGTTGAAAAACAGCTCGGCGCAAAGAGGTGATGCTCATACTGGTGAGTCTTCAAACTGGTCTGGTACGTCCATAAAGATGGCGTTAAAAGTTCCCTGTCTTCCTGCATAAAAAAATAATGTTTCTACGCCTTTAGGAATATAGAACCAATGTGGATCTTCTCTGTCTGGAATTAAAATCCTTCCCTCATCGCTTAGAGGTAGGCCAGCAGGTAACGCTGGAGCTGCTGGAGATGCCGCTAGTGGTTGAGCGCTATAAGACATTATCAAGTCACCACATGTGGTTGTAATGGCAACGGCGCGTCTTTTGATATTCAGAATCTGAAAAGTATCCCCATTGCTGCAAGTTACGCAGTAAATATCTTTTGCATCTAGAAAATAGCTGTTGTCTATTACGTTCCCAAGATAGTCCTTGATCGGGGCTGCTTTCGTAGTTGCCATGTTAGTACCCTCCGCGGTTGAAGGTAACTTTCTTACCAGTTCTTGGAGCGGAGTAAGGCGCTTCGGCTTCTGAAGGAACCACGTCAGGAAATCCTGGAACCACGTCACCATCGAGCTTATCAGTACCATTGCCCATCCCCTCATCCATTTTTTTCATCTTCATCATCACTTTATTACGTAGAGACATCATTTTGCCTTCCTCCTGTTATCGCCTTTCATGATTCGATTAGCCAGGCCCTGCATGACGTTCTTTTTATCCAGAATAGATTTAATACGAGATCTTATTCCTTGCGGATTAGGTGCGTTATGCGCAAGAGCCAGAGCTGCACGGACGCGCTTAGGATCTATTTTCTTTGATCCGCCCTTTGTAATTGGGTAGCTACCTTTAGGCGCACCGCCAGCAGGGCCTACAAAGATGTTGCCAGAGTGGTATTCACCGACATTAGAGCCGCCAGGTTTCTTACGTGCAGCCATTATTGATTTCTTATCCAATTTTTATTCTCCTAGTTTTAATTTTGATTTGAGCGTATCTAGATCTGCGAGCAGGCCAGGCAGTGTAAGTAAATCTTCTGAGGTTTTTAGAGTAGACATAAGCGTGGAGGCGTCAGCAGCGCTTAGCTCACCGCGTGAGATTGCACCAAACAATTCCCTAACTCGATCTTCGCTTGATTCGCATGCGGCAAAGTCAACCTTTGCGCAATGCTCTGGGGCAGAAAATTCACGCCTTAGGCGGCTTTCCAAGAATAAAAATCTGGCTTGGTCAGCTTTACCAGTGTTGATTGATTTCAAAGCTATAGATTCTAGATAATTTCGACTAAGTGCTCTGCCCTTTTTATGAGCACTCCGGAAATCATCAAAAGATGTGTCTTTGTTGTTCAACCAATCGTAATAAGTTGATTTTCCTATCCCCAATTCACAACAAACGGTGCACACCGTGCTCCCGATTGAGAAATAATAGAGCATGAGAGGGATTAAGTCTGGAGTATACTTCGTCGGTCTACCCGTAAAAGAACGTGAGGCCGCCAAATATTGACGCTTCTGATCAGGATCAGTTAATTTATCAGCAAATTCTTGGAATAGTTCTGGCTTCAAGTTGCTCATCCTTAGATAATATATTAATTAAAATATCTAACAGAGGCGCAACTCCTCTAACCACTAAACACGTATATCCACAATCTTCCAATCTTTTCATCACCTCGACTTGAGAAGGTGAGCACTTACCGGTAGCTGTCTTAATCTCCACAAACAAATTTAAGCTTGGGAAGAAGAGGTCTGGTACACCTGGTAGCATTCCTTGTCGTTTTAGCAGATTCCCCTGAATAGCTGCCCTCTTACGATCTTTTCCAAAACTAGCTCCATTTGGACAATGCCACCAAAGAAGATTCTTAAACTTTGGATGAACTCTCAGCATCTGAC